GATGTTAAGTAGAAAATACTATCAAGTAATAGCAAAGGTAATAAAAGATAATACAATAATAAATGATGGTGATATGTTACCGCATAACAAGATAAACAAGATAACATTAATAAGCGACTTAATGAACGTATTTAGCAAAGATAATCCGCTGTTTAATGGGAATAAGTTTGTTGATGCGTGTGCGGTGGATGATGATTAAATAATAATCTAAAATAAAATGGGGAGTAATAGCGGGGGCGAGTTAGCCCCCGTTTTTATTTGTATTAAGTTTACTGCCCTTCTCTCATAAATATATAAAATTAAGTTTGTAATTATAATTATGATTGGAAACCATAATTTCAACCTAATATTCAACCCCACAGGGCAATTCAACGGGGGGGTGGGCGATAAAAAAACACCCACACACATTCTAAGGCTATTTTTCAAAATCACCCCTTAAAACTTTTCTTTTTATTATTAATTTTTCTTTTTCTCTAGAGATATCTCTATTACTATCTCTATTATATATCTCTATTATATTAAATATAATCAAATAAATGAATTATGCAAGTACTTTTTTTTTTGAAAAAAATTTTGTATATTTTGTGCATGGATTTCAAATCAAAGATTAAGGAGTAAGTAATGGGTTGGGTAAACGATAAAGGTGCAAAGGCTGTGCAAAAGTTTAATGATGGTGGTAAGGTTGAAAAGAAGAAAAAAATAAATATGTCTGAATTAAGAGAAAGGAATAAATCTGTTAAAAAGACTCCAGAGGGTTTGTATGAAGCTACTATTTATTCTGATATGCCCACAAAAGAAGTTGGTGGTGAAGGTGGTGGTAAAAGAAGAATGTATAAAACAACTGCAAAATCAAGAGATGAAGGAATAGCTTTAGATAAAGCTAATTTAAAAATGTGGCACAAAACTAGTTTTAGTCCAGCTGATTCAGTTGTAACTGGAGGCAAGAAAAAATTCAAAAAAACTCTTAAAAAAGAAAAACGTAGAAAATAATGGATTTTAAGTCAATAAAAGGGAATCCACATTATTTGTTTGACTCTTTGGAGGAATATAAGGCTTTTGGCAATGATTTGGAAGTAAAGAAGAGTTGGCGTAATGGCGATGAGGGTGATTGGGTTTACACAGATGATGGTTATATTTGCCAAATACTTAAAAAAAGCAGTGTGAATCATCCAGGCTACAAAACGCCAAGGACAATGATTAGAACGGTTTGCGGTTCTTTTATCTGTGAACAGAAAAGTCACAAGATTTTAGGTGAAGATGGTGTTGTTGAGAACATTTATACGTTTTCGGGCAACTATAAAGCCACATATTCACGTGCAAAGGATAGGAAGTTAAATAATCGGGAGTTTTTATTTGCTAGATATGTTGCATCGGGGGAAGATAGCATATCAGCTTACAAGAAAGCTTACCCAAAAGCTGTAAATAAGGACTATATCAAGAATAAGTCTAATATTTTACTACAAAAAGAGGAGATAAGGACGATGGTTAAGGAAGAAATTAAAAAAATACTAGAAGAAGAGGGAGTAACGGCTGAATGGATTATTGGAAAATACAGAGATATTGCTGATTTGTCTGATAGAGACACAGATAGGCTTCGTTCACTTGAATCTTTGTCAAAAATCGCAGGATTGTTTGATACGGATACAAAACAAGAGCAATTAACAGTATTTCAAGGATTTACACCGCAACAATTGGAGGCATTACAAAATGGAAAAGAAACTAACGTCCTTGCGCACGCAGAAAAAGAAGAAAAATGAAGACCCTTGTCCTGTATGCGATGAAGATTTATATTATGATAATGATACAACTCAAAGGGTTGGGCTTTTAGCCGATGATTATTATTCGCTTGAAGGATGGATGTGTCCTCACTGTACATCAAGATTTGATATGGACGACAATTTAATGGGTGTTAGCCCTATAAACATAAAAATAGGAAGAGCATGAAGAAAAAGAAAATTAAAAAAACAGCCTTGGATGCAATCTCTATGAGCGTAGTACATATCCCCTCTATAACCTCACATAGTTATCTCCCTTATGTATCTAAGGCTGTGTATTTAGGAAAGGAATATAAATAATGATAATGGAATTATTAAAACTGATTAGTATGAAACAAGCTGAAAAACAAGCTGAAGATATGAACCCAGATGACTTACTCGATATGTTGAGTCTTCTCCCTACATCTGTGGGTGCTGGCCTTAAGGTTGGCAAAGGTTTATATTCGGGAGGTAAATTGGCTCATAAAGGGGGTAAATCTTTAGCAAATCTTTATACAAAGATAAACTTCCCTCAAACAAAAGCAGCAACCATGCCAAGAAAAGGATTGCCATTTTGGTTAGATACTGCACTTGGTCTTACAGCTGCTGGTGGAACTGTAGCTTCACTTCCTTGGCTTAATAGACTTTTAAATCCCAAGGCACATGATGCGATTGATAAAATAATAGATTCAGAAGAGACTAACCCTATGGAATATTTTCCTCCTGATTCTCCAGAATTAAATCCTAGAAATTTCAATAAATAATGGCTAACAACGATACTAAAAGTTTAATAGATAGTCTTTTGTTTACTGCTTCAAATAATTGGGGTATTGATAAAAAAGAAATACTTAGTGCTATGGATAGAATATCTTTTCATGAAAGTAAGAAAAACCCTAGTGCAATTCAAAAATCTGATAAAACAACAACAGGTATTGGCCCTGGTAGAGGGTTATATCAATTTGAAGTTGGAAAAGATGAAGGCGCAAATACCGCCATAACTAGACTTATTGCTCAATTAAATAAACAAAAATTACCAATTCCTCAATTTTTATCTGGATTAGACTCTTCTAATTACGATGTTAGTGTATTATCGCCTGAAGAACAGCAATTAATATTTTTAGGTAATATACTTCAAATGCCTGATAGTAAAAACAAAGGATATGGGTTGGCTAGGTTTACAGATACAGATAAAGATAAAAAAATATCTAATGAAGAGTTAGCTGAATATTGGGCGCAATATCATCATGCAGGCACTAAACCAGGAACAAAAGAATATAAAGCTATGATTAATAAATTTTTAAAAGATATGATAGATTATAAATAATGAAAGAGAGATGAGCAATGGACAAATGGGCATCGGAGATACCTGTAAAAGACGCAAGAGAAAGAGCAAAATTTAAAGAAGGTGGTAAAACACCTGCATGGCAACGTAAAGAAGGTAAAAACCCAAAAGGCGGTTTAAATGAAAAAGGCAGAAAATCTTATGAAAGAGAAAATCCTGGCTCTGATTTAAAAGCACCACAACCTGAAGGAGGTTCTCGTAAAAAATCATTTTGCGCTCGTATGGAAGGTATGCGTAAAAGACAAAAACCAAGTAATAATACAGGTGAAGATAGATTGTCGCTTTCATTAAAAAAATGGAATTGCTAAATGGCTAATTTAAACTTAAATGGCGATGTTTCACAGAATGAGAAGATTCTTGAGATGGCTTATAAAGATTTGATTGTTTTTGGTAAATTATTCTCACCTCAAGACTTTTTAGCTTCGGCAACTCCAGATTTCCACGTAGGAGTAGGAAAATTACTTTTAAATAGAGATATACAACAATTGGCTCTTGTTTTGCCTCGTGACCACGCAAAGTCAACCTTAGCAGCATGTGCTGTTCTTCATAGGTTCTTATTTGCGACAAAAGAAAGCCCAGAATTTATCGCTTGGGTTGGCGAGGCTCAAGACCAGGCTATTGATAATTTAAACTGGATAGCAACTCATATTTATGAAAATCCTGCAATTCATTACTATTTCGGTGACTTGCAAGGAGATAAGTGGACTAAAAACGAAATTGTATTGAAAAATAATTGTAGAATGATTGCTAAAGGAGCATCGCAAAGATTACGTGGTAAAAAGCAATTATCTACAAGATATACAGGAATTATACTTGATGACTTTGAATCTGAGTTAAATACCAAAACACCAGAGTCTAGGTTACAAATAAAGAATTGGGTTACTGCTGCTGTATATCCAGCGATTGATTTTGATAAAGGTGGGTTTTTATGGTGTAATGGAACGATTGTTCATTATGATTCATTTTTAAACGGACTTGTTAAAAACTATCAAGCTGCTCAAAAGACAGGTGAAGAGTACTCTTGGACTATTGAAACGCATAAAGCGATAAAAGATGATGGTACTCCTTTATGGCCTTCACGTTGGCCAATGAAAAAAATTGAAGAAAGAAAACAGTTTTATATAGATT